CGCTTGAGTTGATGCTGTACTTGCTGAAGTACTAGCATTAGTCGCTGACGTAGCTGCACTAGAAGCAGACGATGCTGCTGCTGTAGCTGATGTACTTGCGTTTGATTCTGAGGTACTAGCGTTACTAGCTGAAGTTGCCGCTGAAGTTGCACTGGATGCTGCGGCAGTTGCGGAGGCTGCGGCTTCACTCGCTTTTTGTGTAACTGAATTAATTGTTATATCAGTATTTGCATCACCTGCACCACCATCACCACGAAATATTGCCATTTAAACCTCTATGTATTTTTTTAATTAAAAGGAAATGGGGGACTACGAATGTAATCCCCCGATAAGTTTCCTTATTTAGAAACAGCGACTACTAAACCTGATTCAGGTCTAACAGTTTTAACACCATAAAGTGTGTCAGCTGTTAGTAAATCACCAAGATACTCTTGTTTGTATTGAGTTTGAGTTCTAACACCCATTTGCTCAACTAAAACCATAGCATCTCTTTGAGCCATAATTGCACCCATTGTATCAACAGCAGAAGCAGTATTATCTGCAGCTGTTTCAACTACTGGTAAGTTGTTAGATACATAAATATCTACACCATATAATTGACCAATTAAGCCATTTTGTACTGGAGCAGAATTTACGAAATCTGAAGATACATAACGGTCAATGCCCATTATTTGACTACGAACTGATGGAGGGATTACTAAGAATCTGCCATCCATTGGAGTATCATTGTCATCTAGTTCTTTTACTAACTCTCTGAAAGCTAAGTCAGTAAATACGTCTGTTACTGCAACTGTATCAACTGCATAAGCAGCAATACCGTTAGAGCCGTCAACATAAAAACTATTTGAATGAATCCAATCAGAACCAGAACCGTTGTCATCACCAAAAGTTTTACCTAGTAAACCTAAGTCAGAATCAACTTGTTTACCTAATGCGTAACCCGCATCTTCTGTGTAAAATCTTCTTAGTGAAGGTTGTGCTTGAACTTCTGTAATATCTTCAATTAAACGAGAATACTCATAATGTTTATCTATTGAAACTTGAACTTCGCTTTCTGTAGCTGCAATCAATGTTACTTGAGTTGAAGCTGCTTTAGCAGAAGCAGAGCCACGAGTTGGTTTAGGAATGTGAATTGTATCACCTTTCTTACCAACGTGTGACATTTTATTTACAGCATTAGCTAATACAAGATTATTCTTGTAAGCTGCTATGATTTCATCCGACCAAATTTCAGGGATAAATGTAGCGGCTGTAGTATTTGTAACGTGGTTTGTACCTAGTGCCATTTTAAATCACCTTTAAGTTAAAGTTAAAGTTATCTAACTCTCCCTTCTTCATAAGCCTTTTGAATTTCATCAATATTGGCTCTATATTTTGCAGGATTGTTAGTCATTAAATTGACTATGTCTGAACGTTTATAGATTTTACGAGATACAGGTTCTCCTCAACCTTTACCACCGGTAGAAGCTGCTTTACGCTGCTGTCTACGGTCTTCGTCATTAATAGCTTTAGTTTTTTCAACAATGCCTTTGCGTTCCTTCCAAAATGAAAGTAATTCATCAGCAGCATCAAAATCATACCTATCTGCTCTTTCTAATAACTCTACTCGTACTTTTGAACTTCTCACCCAATCACCAAATGCAGGGTCTTTTACAATATCTACATAGTCAGGGTGTTTAGTTGTTAGCTTCCCAAGAACTTCTTTTTCATTTTGTTTAGCAAGTAGTTCTTTTATTTGCTTCATTTCCTCAGAACCAGCGACTGCTTTAGCTACTGCTTCTTTTGGATTATCAAAAAAATCTGGTTCAACATTGTCAGTGTTGCTTAAATTTTCTTTAGTTTCACTAACCTTATTCTTAATAAATTCATCTACAATTTTACGAAGTTCACCTACTTCTGCACTTTGTCTGCCTACTAATTTCTCAGCTTCTTGATGCATCTGTACAATTTCTTCAATACTTTTATTAGCATATTTACCTTCAAGCTTTTGTTTAGTATTTTCTTCTTCTTCTGAAATTGCTTTAGTTTCTTCTTCTTCTTTTGTATCTTCTGCAGTTATCTGAACATCCTCAGCTGCTTCTGGTGCTTTATCAATTTCTGTTAAGATATCAACAAGCTCCTCATTTTCTTGTAAATTTATTTCTTCATTATCAAGAGGGTTTTTATTAGCCATTTAATGTCTCCGTACTTAAAAGTATTGTGGGGTATTAATTATTTTTTATGGTTGTTAGCACCGGCTTTCTCGTGTTCTCTTGCCCATTTATCGTGATATCCGGGAAAAGTATGGTCTAACTTAAAGTTAGTTGGAGAAATTATCCGATTACTCATTAAATCACAATCTGTACATTGTACTTCCCTTGTATTGGGTTTGGTAAAATGTTCAGTTGTGTGTCCATTGGGGCAGGTAAAATCAAATAACATTAAGCTCATTAAAAGTTTTCCTGTCCTTCTGTACTTATGGTTTCTGATTGTAAAGTCTCGTATGCGTTTTTTACAGAGGTTTCCCAATCAAGAATCCAATTCAATATTTCTATTTGACCTTGTGCTAAATGCAATTGTTTTGCATCTTCAAGATTTAATAGATTTATAGATTTTACAATATTTTCAGTATCTTCTTTAAACTGTTTCCAACCTTCAGTCATAAA